AGTATCTCTGGGGGTGCTTTAAATTTAATATCTACACAAACTGCATCAAGTTCATCTACAATATCTTTTACTTCAGGCATAGATTCTACTTACAAAGAATATATATTTAAATTTACTGACATACACCCAGCAACAGATGGTGCAGAATTTCAGTTTAATGGTTCTGATGACGATAGTAGCCACAGTTATGATGTAACTAAAACTACAACTTTTTTTCAATCGCAACATGATGAGGGAGATAGTTATACAAATTTAGGTTATTTAACTGGAAATGATTTAGCACAAGGAACTGGCTTTCAAGATTTAGGAAGAAATGTTGGCAATGACAACGACCAATCTTGTGTTGGTTTTTTACATTTATTTAATCCGAGTAGCACAACTTTTGTAAAACATTTTATTGCTCGTTTAAACAATGCACAAGATATAAGTTCAACTCATTATTCTGCTGAAACAGATATAAGTGGATATTTTAATACAACAGCAGATATAACAGCTATACAATTTAAATTTTCATCAGGAAATATAGATTCAGGAACAATAAAATTATATGGCGTTAGTTAAATATAATAATAATAGTATAAGTA